GTTCGACATCGACGAGCTGCGCGACTTCGAATATTCGCCGGATCAGTTCGACAACCTCTTGATGTGTAACTTCATCGACGATTCCGCGTCGGTGTTCCCGCTGGCCGATCTACAGCGCGGCATGGTCGATTCGTGGTTGGATTGGGATGACTACAAGCCCTTCACGGCACGCCCCTTTGGCCATCGGCCTGTGTGGATCGGCTATGACCCTTCGCTGACGGGCGACAGCGCCGGTTGCTCGGTGATTGCCCCGCCGCTGGTCCCTGGCGGCAATTTCCGCATCCTTGAGCGGCACCAATGGCGGGGCAAAGACTTTGCCGAGCAAGCCGCGCTCATCAAGGAAATGTGCGGCCGCTACAACGTGCAGTACATCGGCATCGACACCACCGGTATGGGCGTGGGTGTCTATCCCTTGGTGAAACAGTTCTTCCCTGGCGCCACCGCCATCAGCTACTCACCGGAAGTCAAAACACGGATGGTGCTCAAGGCACAAAACATCATCCGCAGCGGCCGCCTGCAATTCGATGCGGGATGGACTGACATTGCGCAGTCCTTCATGGCCATTCGCAAGATCCTCACGCCCAGCGGACGCGCTATCACCTATGACGCCGGCCGCTCGGAAGAGACCGGCCACGCTGACCTGGCCTGGTCCGTCATGCATGCCCTCGATTACGAGCCCTTCGAAGGCACTACCGCTAACAACACCTCTTCCATGGAGTTCTTCTGATGAAACACAGAGCACGCCGCCGCGCGGCTGCATCCGACAACGCCCTGCCGGCCAAGGTCGAGGCGCCACCGCCAGCCGTTGAGGCATTCTCTTTCGGCGACCCATCACCCGTGCTGGAAGGCCGGGACATGCTGGCCGACGTCGAGTGCTACCGCAATGGGGATTGGTACGAGCCACCCTTGAGCATGGTCGGCTTGGCCAAGTCCTTGAATGCCAGCGTTCATCATGCTAGTGCGATCTGGTGCAAGGTCAATATCCTGGCCTCGACTTTCCAGCCGTCCGCCGTCTTGTCGCGGGGCGACTTCACGCGGCTGGCGCTGGACTTTCTGCTGTTCGGCAACTGCTACGCCGAGCGGCGCGAGAGCATGACGGGCAAGCTCTTGAACCTCAAGCCGGCATTGGCCAAATACACGCGGGTCGGCGTGGAGCCCGGGCGGTATTTCTTCGTCAATGGCTGGCGCGATACCTACGAATTCGAGCGGGACGGCATCTGGCACCTGCAGGCACCCGACATCAATCAGGAGGTGTATGGGGTGCCGCAGTACGTGAGCGCGCTGCAATCCGCCTGGCTCAATGAATCCGCCACGCTCTTTCGTCGCCGCTACTACCTCAACGGCTCGCATGCGGGCTTCATCCTCTACATGACCGACACGGCCAGCAACGTCAACGACGTGGACAAGCTGCGCGAGGCAATGCGCAACAGCAAAGGACCGGGCAATTTCCGCAACCTGTTTGTGTATGCGCCAGGCGGCAAGAAGGACGGTTTGCAGATCCTGCCGGTTTCCGAGATCGCCGCCAAGGATGAATTTTTCAACATCAAGAACTGCACGCGCGACGACGTGCTGGCTGCGCATCGGGTGCCGCCGCAGTTACTCGGGACCATGCCCAATAACACCGGCGGATTCGGCGATGTGACTAAGGCCGCCGCCGTCTTTGGCTGCAACGAGATTGAGCCTCTGCAGGCGCAGTTTCTTTCCTTGAACGAGTGGGCGGGCCAGGAGGTGGTCCGCTTCCGTCCCTATCAACTTCCTACCAATGAGGGCAAATAACTATGAGTGATCACGCCGACAACGCAGACAGCAGAATCTATCGAACTATCGCCGCCGGCCTAGCCGCCGCAAGACGTGCGCCCACGCTTCAGCCGGACTGCCATTGCCATTTTTGCGACGAAATAGTCGCTATAGGGCAGCTCTTTTGCAACCATGACTGTCGTGATGACTTCGAGCGGGAGATAGCGGCACGAAAGATCTCAGGACACATGAAATAAGATCGTCCGTATTTGAAAATAGGGAATCCCCTGATAGCCGGCGCCCTTCGATCCCTGCATCATCGAAAATCTTTGGCGCTAGTCTGCCGGTTTTTCGAACGAATCCTTTCGATTTCGTACTGGCCAAAACTTCATTCATGGCACAAGAAGAAATTGAACATAACAAAGGCGATCGATCGATTTACCAAGGCTGGGCTGGTGGCTTCGGCGGTGCCCGTTCTTTTCTGTGCGTTTGTCTTGGGACCAAGTGCTACATCGCTGGGTCTAGTCGAAGACATCAGCCAGCTTTCATCTCACCTGGGGCACTCTCTTCAATTACGGGTATTCATTTTGAGCTTCAGCTATCCCCTATTCTTTCTCCTCCAGTCTCATGTCGCGAAAGTCTGCGTAAAGAAGAGGAAGGAGGCTTGCGCATTGCTAATAGCCTGGTCAGGGCTCGTCACCTTCTTAACTAGCCTTTTCTATATAGATTTTTTCTGAATACGTGCAGAGAGTCGGAGTTTATCGCTCAAGCACGACGCGTTTAATGTGAGGGGAAATCCCCTATCGCAAACATATTTTGGGGCGACCTTTCGCTAACCTGTACCGAGTACAGGCGTGATTGTTTTGAGTACCCGGCAGAGGTATTAGGAGAAGAAATGTCTGATGGAATTTTTAGGGAGATAGCGGGCCGATACACATTGCTAATAGAGGAGGTCGAGAAAACGGCTGCACGCGGCGAGGTGGTCGGCGACCTCATACGGACACAAGTAAGAAGGTGCATCATTGAGATGCAGGCTGCCGGCGCAGAGCCAGATGACATTCGCGCTGTTTTTGATGATCTAGAGCGCCCGTCCACTGGAAGCTTCGTTTTAGTTGAGGCAAAAGTCTCTAGACTGCGTGCGATGATGAAGATGCACGTTGCATTTTTGCTGTTTATGGAAGAACAGCACAAACTGAGTTCGTTTTCGGCAACGAAGAAGAGCGACAGTTTTGGATTTCATTGACAAACCGGGGCTTCACATGCCGACCATCTTATCGCCGGCTGAACACATCGCAGCGCGAGTTAACAGCAATGATGAGCAAAGCTACCTACACTTACGCAGGGCCGTCTATGCCTGTCACGCTGGTGATCTTTAAATGTGCGGTCCAGATGGCAATACTTCGCATACTCTGGAAGTCGGGGTAAACAGTTGTGGTGTCACGGATGAGTTCAATGTTTGAGCCCTTACGTAGCTCAACAGCCATTCGCCAGCCGCCCTCAATTTCGTAGCCGATGACAGTGACGTCATATCCACGGTACTCGAAGCCAAATGTTTGAGATGTGGGCATAAGTATTCGGTAAAGGCATCACCGCGAGGGCCGCGGATTCGGTCGGAGGGCGCACGAATACTTTTCTGTCTTTTTAGTTTAGACGTGAATTATATGCGTCTCAAGAAATGAGACAAGCTAAGCCGTAGGGCCGCTAATGTTGAGCACCACCGCTAGTCTTGAAAAACCTCTCCCGCGAAGTCTCCAGCAACGGCGTCCCCGCCTGCACGCACAGCCAGGCCTGCGCAAACTCCACCACCCCTCGTTCGGTCTGTCGTCGCTCAATCCCCTTGATGACCATGCGCGATGCCTTGATGGCATCTACCTGGACATCTACCAGCTCCATGATGACCTCACCGCTGTCCCGCTGCAGCCGGGCACCCTTTGTCGGCCGACGGCGGTCGCCATCCTCGAAGACACCCAGGCGCAATTCGCCGATGTTGCGCGCCTCATCACCCAGCAGCTCGCGGGCAATCTCCACACCGTTGCGGCGCATCTGATAAACGATCACTTGCATGCTCACCTCACGCGCGGCAGCGCCTTCCAGTCGGTTGTGTAATGCGGCGTCACGTGCTCGAAGCGCGCCGCCCAGCGGTGCGGGCCGGCGGCGCTGGCCAGGCGCACGGTATCGCGTCCGAAACGCTTGTTGATGCTGTCGAAGGCGGCCATGAGCGGTGCCGATGACATCGCCGACACGCCGCTGCCAAAGAGCGTGCCCTGGCACGCCTGGCCCTGCTCCAGGTCCATCAGCATGATGCCGGCCTTCTTGTAGAGGAACTCGGGCCGGTAGATCCGGCGCAGACCCCACATCGCCGCCTTGACGATCACCCGCAGATCGTCGGTCGGCTCGGCAGGGGGCACGGTGCGGCCGTTGTTGTATGCGGTTCGTCCAGCTTGAAGCGATCGGTCTCCACGAAGACATGCACGGCACCGCAGGTGGAGCCCTGCGAGCGCAGCTTCTCGGCGGCGCGGGCGGCGTAGGTGCTGACCGACTCCTCGATCTCGCGCAGGCCCGACACGCGCTCGCCATAGGAGCGCGATGAGACGATCTGCTGGCGTGGTGGTGCCGCGTCCTCCAAGGCGAGGCAGGAGACGCCGCGCAGCTCGGCGCAGGTGCGCTCCATCACCACGCCGAAGTGCTGCCGGATGGCCTTCAGGGGCGCGTTGCGCAGCTCCTGTGCCGTGCGGATGCGCAGGCGCGCGAGCTGCTCGGTGATGCGTCGGCCCACTCCCCAGACATCGCCCACTTCAATCTTCGCTAGCAACTGGTCAGCCTCGGCCGGCGGCAGGCTGGACAGGTCGCACACGCCGGCGAACTGCGGCTGCTTCTTCGCGATGTGGTTGGCCAGCTTGGCCAGCGTCTTGGTGGCACCGATACCGACGCAGACGGGCACCCCGACCCAGCTCACGACCTGGTGGCGGATGGCCTGGCCCATGTCGCTCATGCTCGGCCAGAGGCCGGCCAGACCGTCCAGGGCGAGGAAGCTCTCATCGATGGAGTAGACCTCTAGGCACGGGCTGTACTGGCGCAGCACGTCGGTGACGCGGTTGCTCATGTCCGCATAGAGGGTGTAGTTCGAGGACAGTGCCACGATGCCGTGCTGGCGGGCCAGGTCTTGCATCATAAACCAGGGCGCGGCCATCTTGATGCCCAGCGCCTTGGCCTCGTTGGAGCGCGCCACGGCGCAGCCATCGTTGTTGGACAGCACCACCACCGGCCGCGCGCGCAGCTTGGGATCGAAGACCCGCTCGCAGGAGACGTAGAAGTTATTGACGTCGACCAAGGCGAAACCGGCCGGGCCATGCGGCTGGCTGCTCACAGCATCTTCCTGGCCACGCCCACCACCACGCCGAAGACCTCCAGCACCTCGCCATCGCCGAAGCGGATCGGGCGGAAATCGGGGTTCTCGGGGTGGAGCTCGTAGGCGCCGTTGACCAGGCGCAGGCGCTTGATGGTGAATTCGCCATTGACGATGGCCACCACGATGTGGCCAGGCTGGGGCGAAATGGAACGGTCCACCACCACCTTGTCGCCCTCGACAATGTGCGCGCCGCTCATGCTCCAGCCGGCCACATCGAAGAGGAAGGTGCAGGCGACGCGATCTACCAGGTATTGATTCAGGTCCAGCGGATCGGCGGTGTAGTCAGCGGCGGGGCTGGGGAAGCCGGCGTGCAGCTTGTGCGTGATGTGCAGTGCCAGCGGCCCGCCGGCGAACTGGATAGCCGGCACGGGCCTGACGGGGCTCCCTGGCGGGATCGGCGCGGGATAGGTGAGGCGTGACATATTGACAACTAGGAATGGTGATTTTTCAATAATACTGTATATAAGTACAGTATAAATCACTTTCCCGGCCCTGCGCGCGCGGTTGCCCCCACCCCGCGCCTGCCCGCTAGATAGGGCGGTTTTGACGCAAATTTGCGTCAGGCGCCGAAGCGGGCCGGGCGTGATCCCGTATCGCAAAGAAGCCGTATTAGATCTGACGCAATTTGACGCACGCTCAGCACTATTTCCAAATTATCACGACGGAAGAAACCGCTACAATTACAACACGTAAAAGGAGTGGGGAATATCTGCAAAAAGAAAACAAA